CGTTATTAAAGTTGTAAAAGGGGGCAACTTTAAGTATAACAACAATGAAGGGAAGTAAAAAAAATATGCAAAGAGGTGAATTATAATGTGGAAACATATGGAAGCAAGGTATCAAGAAGGTGATGGTTGTGAATATCATATTTATATGAATGGGACATACTATCAAGGTTTAAATAGAGAGGACATCTTAGAGATATTACAAAGTTATTTTCAAGAAAGGGAAAACAGATGAAAAGAAAAGATTTAAAATTACTCAATGATGATGAGATGATGAAACAATTTGCTTGGGTATCAGGCAGATGTGTGCCAGAACAATTACAAGGAATCAATCTTAAAAAGAATGATAAGAAAAATATTGACAAGATCGTGGCATATAAAAAAATTGTAGGCGATTATTTAACTTGTATTAGAGAGTTAAAAAGCCGAGGCTTTACACTTCAAGAGATTATGGACATTAGAGAATGATAAAAAAGAAGTGTGTTTTAAGGGTAGGGAATCAATACATCTCACCAAAACTAACGCTAACAGACCTTCCAGATCAGGCACTTATCATCTTTGGTAGGCGAAAAGCGAAGCGAAGCAGAGATACCATTGCGAAATTAAGCAAGGGTTTGGTCAAAGCAAAGGTAGAAATGATTTAGTGCATACTGTGTATACTTTGGGGCAGTTTTACATAAACTATTATATATTTTCTTCTCATATGGGACTTTATAGAAAAACGGTAAAAAGTATACACTCTATACACTTTTTATAAAAAAACCTTGCAATTTTGATTCTTTTGATTTATTATTGTGTTATAAGGTAGTGTTTTTGGTTACGATATTTAATAAAATAGGCTTATTTCCTTTATTTGTGTAAAGGTCAAGAGAGCAAAAATACATCTTTCTAATCGTAGCCAAAAGCATTACAATTTATAGATCAAAAATTAAAGTTAAACGAGGCTTCTATATAAAAGAAAAAAATTGTGGAGTTTATAAATGAAACAAGGCAGACCAACAACTGAAATAGATAAAGACCAATTTGTTAAGTTATGTGAACTACAAAGCACTCTGCGAGAAGTGGCAGGGTTTTTCCATTGTTCAGAAGATGCAGTAAGAAGCTGGTGCAAAAGAGAGATGGGAATGACATACGAAGAAGCGTTTGAGGAATTTAGAGTAGGTGGTTTGTTATCGTTAAGAAGAAATCAGTTTCAACTATCTCAAAAAAATACAGCAATGGCAATCTGGTTAGGTAAACAGCATCTTGGTCAAAAAGATATTATTACATACAACAATTTAGATGATAGTGAAGATGACCCATTGACAGCATCTATAAAGGCAAGTTTTGATAAAAAGGAACAAGATGAATGAGATTGGTTTTAGCCCAAAACAATTAGAACTATTTAAGTTTGGGTTTAGTAATTATGATGGTGTCATAGCAGATGGAACAATCAGGTCAGGAAAAACATCATCAATGAGTATCGCATTTATACTTTGGGCAATGAGTGAGTTTAGGAACAAGAACTTTATCATAGCCTCAAAAAGTGTAACAAGTGCAGAGAGAAATATCATTAAGCCTTTGATGAATATAAAGTATCTGCACAAACAATTTGATATAGCCTACTTCACATCAACACATACACTCAAAGTTACAAGAGGTAGAAACACTCAATACTTCTATGTGTTTGGTGGTAAAGATGAGGCATCATATCAAACGGTTCAAGGTATTACAAGTGCAGGGGCATTTTTAGATGAAGTAGTCCTGATGCCAGAAAGTTTTGTCAATCAGGTATTAGCAAGATGTAGTGTCCCAAGAAGTAAGTATTGGTTCAGCTGTAACCCAGAAAGCCCTAATCATTGGTTTAAGAAAGAGTGGGTCAACAAGTCTGAACAAAAGAATGTGAAGTATATACACTTTACAATGAAAGACAACCCAAGCCTAACAGATGAGATTGTTCAACGATATGAGAATATGTATGATGGTGTATTTTACCAGAGATATATATTGGGGCAATGGGTCAGAGCAGAGGGTATTATTTACACCAAGTTTGCAGACAATATGGACAGATACCTCATAGACCAAGTGCCAGATAATCTCATACTCATCAATGTAGGTGTTGACTTTGGTGGCAATAAGAGTGGGACAACATTTGTAGCAACAGGCTTTACCCCACACCTCAAAAACATAGTCGTATTAGAAGCAGAAAGAATAGAGGAAGAATTAAGCCCAGAAACATTAGATAAAAAATTTAGCACCTTTGCCAAGATAGTATATGAAAAGTATGATAAACTATTTACAACAAGATGTGATAATGCAGAACCTGTATTGATACGAGGACTTAAGAACATAGCAATCAAGGACAGGTTAAAAACCAACATCAAGAAGGCACTAAAGAAACCCATCAAAGATAGAATAGAATTAGTGCAACGATTATTAGGAACAGACAGAATTAAGATGTTAAGACATACAACTGTGCCTCTACAAAAAGGTTTAAGTCAGGCAGTATGGAGTGAGAAAAAAGAAGGCATTAGGTTAGATGATGGGACAAGTGATATAGATATATTAGATGCGTTTGAATATAGCATAGAAGAATATTTAGAGAACTTGGTAGAAATGGAGTAGCATATGTGGAAGAAGATATGGAAAAGTTTGTTAAGACCGATTGACAATGAGCCGATAAATTGGTGGGTCAATGGTATAGCTATCTTCATATTAGTCTTGATGATTATAGAGGTGATAAGTAATGGCTAAAAAGAAAGACCCAAGATTAGAACGAGCAGGAGTTAGTGGCTTTAATAAGCCAAAGAGAACACCTAACCACCCAACCAAATCTCACATAGTCGTAGCAAAAGAAGGTAACAAAATAAAAACGATTAGGTTTGGTCAGAAGGGTGCAGATACGGTAACCAAAGCCACGAAGAAATTGACACCAAAGCTAAAAGCAAAGAGGGCATCATTCAAAGCAAGACACGCTAAAAATATTGCTAAAGGTAAAATGTCAGGGGCTTATTGGGCTGACAAGGTGAAATGGTGAAGCGATTAAGAGGGGTAAGTAAATGAGTATAGATGTAAATGGAATAATTAGAAATTTAGTAGGTATAGAAAAAGCACTACCTTATAAATCATATTATGCTAAAGATTGGTTATCTTGGTATAGGGGTAGAGTGTTAGGTTTTCATAACTACAAAATATATAATGGGACTAACTATCTTGAGATGGAAAGAAAGACCCTAAACCTTCCAAAGTTTATAGCTGAAAGTTGGGCTAATCTTTTGATGAATGAAAGATGCGATATTATACTACCTGATGAAGAAAAAGAGAAGTTAGACCAAATACTATACAGCACAAGTTTTTGGCAAAAAGCAAATGATGGTATTGAGAAATCTTTTGCATTAGGTTTAGGTGCATTGATTGTTAATGTGGAAGGACTTGGTGTTAGTGAAACAGGTAGAATAAATAAAGACAAATCTAAATTAACAATAGACTTTGTGAATGAAACAAAAATATACCCTATTACAATTGAACATAAGAATATCACAGAGTGTGCATTTGTATCTCAAGGAACAGATGAAACTAATGTGGTCGTACATTTAAAAAATAAAGAAAATGGTACATATGACATTTGTAATTATTGTTTGGACCACGATTACAAGATAAAAACAAAATATATTTTTAATACAAAAAGTGAAGAGCCTTGGTTTTTCATATTAAGACCAAACATTTCATCAAACTATATGACCGAATTAATGGACGACGAAA